GTCCTCGGTTGCAAAGCATCCGCAGGGGGGATCGGGTGCGATCCCCCCTGCGTAGCCTCGGAGTGGTGATTCAGACGGTGGCGAGGGCGGCACGCATCACGGTGCGCTTGGCCTCGGCGTAGGAGCCGAACAGGTCGGCCTGCTGTCGGGCCTCGCCCTTGAGGTGGCCGCGTTCGTGCTGGATCAGGTGCGTGGCGGCGTTGGCTGCGACCCATGCGGTCGCTCCGAACTGGGCCGACTCGCGGTCGAAGACCCGCGCCATGTAGGCAAGTTCCTCGACGGCCTTGGCCTTGCGGCGGGACTGCTTCTCGTCCTTCGGGTTGACCGCGATCGGTCCGTCGAGGGCGACCAGTACATCGGTCCACAGCGCCTGAATCTCGGCGCGGGTCAGGCTCTTCGCGGCGAGCGCGTTCATCGCCTCGGCCTCGGTCGAGGCGACCTTGCCGTAGGCCGCGAGCGCCGCCTTGATGTCGTCCACCTTGAGCGCGAGGCCCGAGGTGTGACGCCATCGGTATGCCCCCGTCGCGCCCTTGCCGAGGGCTGCGGTGAGGGTGTTGTTGCAGACGACACGGACCGAGGTCGGGAGGATCGTCGCCGACATCGTGCCGTCATGGGCGTTCGCGAGGAGCGCGTACTGGTGGACGATGTCGCCCTTGCCGCCGATGTCGAGGGTGTCGCCGTGCAGGAGGACGAACACCTTGCGCCCGCCGAACAGCGAGCCTGCGGTCTCGACCTGCACCTTGCCCTCGGCCCCGAGCGCGGTCGCGATCTCGGCCAGCCGATCGTTCTGAAGGACGCAGTAGTCCGCGCCGACCGTGGCGAGGACGCTCTTGTCATCGCTTCGGCGGAGCGTCTTGTGGCTGTCGATCACGGTGCGCTCGGCGCTGCCGTCATTGCCGACGAAGGTCGCCGCGAGGCTCACCGACTCCTCGACGGTCCAGCGGAGCCCGCCAAGGTCGAGGGCCTCGGTCGGGGTGCAGGTCGAGGGGATGACCTTCCCGAGGCCGTGCCAAGCGGCGGTGCGGGCGAGGACGAGGCTGTCGTTGCTGCGGATTTCGTGTGCCATCTGTCATGCTCCTTTCGAGAGCGGGGGGTTGGTCCGACAAGCAAAGTTGCTGTCGGCGCTGGGATAATAGACACCATGAAACTGATAGGTCAAGTTCATGGTGACGAGATTGTTTCGGATTCCGAAAAAAGTGTGGGCGGAGCAGGCCATTGGTGCGCGGGCGATGCGAACGGTGGCTGTCGAAGCCGATCGGTTCGTCGCGCAGAGACCCCGCTTGCGGCGCGGAGCGCCTCGGGGTCTCGCGTCTGACGCTGTCTGTCACCGAGGACGGTCAACGCGATGGGCTGTCGCAGTCGGCAGGTGAGCGTGGGCGCACCGAGACCCTGCCGTGGGTCTCGGCTGGTCGCAGTCGGCTGGAGCCACGCGGTTCGTCCAAGGCATCGCTTTCACCATTTCGTCGGGCCGACCGCTGCTGCGATGCAAGAGCGAGGGCGGCGGAGCCAGCCCTGCGCGGGGTAGGGTGAGCCCCCGCGTCTGAGCGCACGCCGAAGCGCACGCACCCATAGTCCCGTGACGAAGCGTGGGGATTCGCTGCATCGTCCCCCGCAGGGGCTTGACCTCGGCATGGAGGTCGCGGTACGATGCGCCCGCGAGTAAGCGCCGCATACGATACCGCCCCGCAGACCACAAGTCCACGGGGCGGCATCGTTTTTACGGGAGGGTCAGCCGTTGCCCTTGACGGCGCTGGCGCACGCTTCCGCGTAAGCCTTGGCTAGCGCGGTGAGGCAATCCGCCTCGGGGCTCGCGGGGTCGCCCGCCCGAAGGCCCTTCGCGACCTTGTGGAGGATCGCCGCCAAGCCCACGGCGGTGTACCAGTCCATCGTCACCCCGATCAGGGGTCCGCGCTCGCCCGCCTCGGGCTCGGTCTTCTGAATCGCAACCATGTCAGACTCCAATCTGCGGCTGTGCCGCGAGTGCCATCGGCTGCTACGGGCAGCGTCAGGCGAAGCCGCCGCGCCCCCGTCGAGGGGCGCAGCGGGTCAGGTCATGCCAGCCACAGAAGGGCGAGAACGAAGAGGAAGCACCCGATCACCCCGATGTAGTCGCCAATGGTCGGCTCGTCGGGCGGCTTGGGTCGGCGGCTCATGCTGCACCCCCTTTCTTCGCACGGTCGGCCTTGCCCTCGGCGCGGATCGCGTCGATGACCTCGGGCGGAAGGTGAATCCGCAGGTATTCCGAGACACGGTCGCGCATACGGGGAGTGCCGTAGCGGTTGGCGACCGCCTGAACCTCGGCGCGGGGCGCGAGGTCATCCTCTGCGCCCTCGTAGACGCTGTCGATCAGGTCGCGGATGGGGGCGGACAAAGTCGCGGGAAGGTGCGAGGCGATGAGACGCTCGCGGGCCAGTTCATAGGGGCTGTCGGTCATGGTGTCATGCTCCTTTCGTGAGCGGGTGTCCGATGATCCACGGCGGATCGGTTCTCCCCCCGAGGGGGGAGTGGCGAAGGGCCGTAGGTCAGCGGGCGTTGACACCATCGAAGTCGGCGAAAGACCGTTCGATTGCATCGGCGAGATCGCGGTCGAACCAGAGATTTCTCCGCAGTTCGTCCACAGTCGTGTTGTGCTGCACCTCGACCGAGTCGAGGGGAACCTCGACATTCCAGCCGACCGAGACGCCGCTCAGGTCGAGGGCGCAGGTCGTGACGATGAACGCCTTGTCCTCGCCCTTGTCCTCATTGACGCGGGGCTCCCAGACTAGGCCAAGCAGGTACACCGTCTGACCCGCTGGAAATGTCATCTCAGAGTCGAACCCCAGCGACTTCGGGGTGAGCAGGCGGGTCAGTCGGCAGACGGATACGGTTCGGGTGCTGTCCTTTCGGTAGGTCACGGTCGGCTCCTTTCAAGAGCGGGTGCTGCCTCGGCGGAATGCCTCGGCGAATCCACGCACAGCCCTGTCGGGCGGTGCGCGGTGATGCATCATATCACCATGAAAGTGGTATGTCAAGCGGGCTCAGAGGACGGTGCAGGTTCCGTCTTCGTTCTCGGTCACATTGTCGGTCGAGGCCCATGCCTTGGCGGCACGCTGAAGCGCGTTCCATTGAGGCTCACGACCACGGTCGAAGAAGCCTGCGCCGTGACCGTTCCTCGACAGGAAGAAGTCGTGACCCGCCTCCCCCCAGCCGTAGCCGTTGCGGAACGCCTGCTGGAGCAGCGCGTACTGGTCGCGGGCGAACGCCTCGCAGTCGGCGCGTGCCTTGGCCTTCGTATTGGCGCAGCAGTTCTCGACTTCGTAGCCGAGGCTCTCCAGCGATGCGTCCGACTCCGAGTCGGGCTCGCCGAGGGGGACGCTCGCCCACAAGGCGCAGGTCAGGTACGCGCGGGTGAAGTCTTCAAGGTCCTCCTCGGTCGGACCCTCGGGAACCTCGACTTCGATCTCCTCGACGCGCGGCGCGTCAAAGCCCTTGATGCATACTGCCACTTCGCCCGCCTGTTCGACGGTGTCGAACTGGCGGGCCTTCGACTTGTCCGTAGTCGCGTAGTAGCCCTCGGATCGGTGCGGATCAGCGGTGTCGCGGTGCAGGTAGCGGAGCGGGGCGGGGTTGAAGGGGAGGGCGATGACGAACTTCGTGACGGTTGGCATGGGTCGGGCTCCTTCCAAGAGCGGGTGCGAAGCCTGCACGGTGCAGACTGGGTTGGAATCCGCACCGACCCCCGTCAAGGGGTCGGGCGGGTGCGGGTCACTTGCGGTTGCGGGCGTTGACCGCATCGGCAAACTCCGCAAGGCGGGTCAGTTCGGCGATGGCGGTGCGCCGAGACTCGCCGCCGCGTTCAATCAGGCACGCGATGAGCCCGACCATGCTCGCCCAAGTCGGGGTAATGTCGATCGTCTTCGGCTCGGGCTCGGGCTCGGGCTCGGGGGTCTCACCCTCCAAGCAGTCCTTGCAGACCGAGAAGAGTTCGGTTCCGCCGTCCTCCGCCTTGGCCCATACCGTATGGAAGGAGCAGCGGGGGAACCGCCGCCCACAGTCATCGCACTTGGCTTTGCCATCGGCGGGCTCGGGCTCGTCTTCGTGCTGCGCCTCTTCCTCGCAGAGGTCGCAGGCATCGTCGCCGCTGCCTTCGTACTCGAATCCCTCGGCGCAGGGCTCCCAGTCGAGGACGATGGATGATCCATCGCATGCGGTCACGGTGATCGACGCGAACGATGCCGCGCCGTGGCGGGAATCGACCGTGACGAGATACCCAAGGTCGCGAATCGCGCCTGCGGCGGCGGAAATGCCCGCGTCATTGTCCTGCAAGCGGTTGGACTCCTCGACAAAAACCGAAGTGGCGATGTCGCGGGCTTCGATGCGGGCGGCGGGGGTGGAGAGGGACGGTGCTGGCATGGCTGTCGGCTCCTTTCGGGAGGACTTGCAATCCGCCGCCGCGCACGGTGCGCGGTCGGTCGGGAATCCGCACCGCACCCTTTCGGGCGCGGCGCGGGGATTGGCGGTCACGACTGGCTGAGGGCTTTCGCAGCGGAGAGGACATCCGCCATCTCTCGGCGGTACTGGTCCGCGTCATGAGGCGGGTAGAACGAAAGCACCTCGGGATGCCGTCCCAGTTCCACGCTGAGCCATTGGTAGAAGGCGACCCTCCTCTCGGCTCGGTCGCGGCACTTGTCGAGCGGGCTCTCGCCGTACCACTTCAGGCAGTACTTGGCGACGAGCCCCCCGAGTTTGGCGACCGAGCGGGCCTCGGTGCGCTCGACCTTGCCATTGGCCTTGACCACATCGTAGAGCGTGGCGGCGGCGATGTTGTGGCGGCAGTACGAGCGGGCGGTCTCTTCGATGCAGACGAGCCACTTGTCGATGGCCGTCTCCATCACGGCGAGACGGGCGAGGTGGTGGGGGATTCCCGAGACCTCGGCGAGGGCGGTCAACAGCCCCTCGGTCTTGGTGTTCGTAGACCACTTGCCCTGCGGGTCTCCCATGTGGGCATCGACGGCGGCGTTGAAGATGGCGCGGATTGAATCACCTGCGTCTGACATTGTCGGCTCCTTTCGGGAGGGTTGATCCTCGGCGGAATGCTGAGGGGAATCCGCGCCAACCCCCGTCAAGGGGTCGGGCGGGTGTGAGGGTCAGAGGGTCGGGAACCACCGTGCGTAGGTCGCGCTCGCGCTCTTCACCTGCTCGGCGTTGAAATGCTCGGGGAAGGCGATGACGACGGCGCAGTACGCGCAGTCCTCTTCAAAGAACTCGTCGCGGGTGAACGAGCATTCCTTGAGGTGCGCTGGCATCGCCTCCCAGCGGGCGCGGCTCAGGCGGAACCCGCCGTGACTGGCTGTGGTCATCCACACGATCCCCTTCGCGATCGTCGTGCGGCGCTGGACGCGGCCCCAAGGGGAATGAGAGAGGTTGCGGAAACGGGGGGCGGGCTTGGTCTCGGTCTGCATGGTCGGCTCCTTTCGGGAGGTTGTCCTCGGCGGAATGCTGAGGGGAATCCCTGCGCCCCCCGTCAAGGGGGCGCAGGGGTAGGGTCATCGGGTCAGTTCCTGTTGCAGCAGGCTGAGGAAGTTCCGCGCCTGCCGCAACAGCGTGATCAGGTCATCGACCTCCTCGACGCTGTCGGCGAGGGCGTTGCCCCCCATGAAGGGGGACAGCGCGTCAGTCGGAAGGAAGGCATTCCACTCGCCCTTCTCAACCTCCTCGACGGTGACCCAAACCTTGAGGCCGCTCCAGTTGACGGTGATTTTGACCGTGACGCAGCCGTCAGCGTCAGGCGCACCGAAGTGCGCCTTCGCCGAGAGATCGTCCTGTCTGAGGCTTTTCAGCCTCGCGCAGGCGTTGTTGACGGCGTGATTGACTTCGGCAAAGGTCTTCTTGACGAGCATCTGTCGGGCTCCTTTCGGGAGAGTGCGCCCCCTGCGCGTTGCAGGTGGTGAAGGCAGCGCACCCCCTTTCGGGCGTGCGCTGCGGTGTTGCTGGTTGCCGCGTCTGTCTGTCGTTCGGTCCTCGCGATTGGCAGGGGTTGCCTGCCGTTGCGCCGCAGGTTGCACTCGACCTCGACGGGGGTTGCCCGAAGGGAATGCGCCGTACTGCGGCTGCGCGGGTTGACTTGTCAAAGAGCCGACTCGGGCGGTCGCTGCCATCGCGGCGGTGACCTCATCGGCACACACAACCTACCACAAGCATGGTAGGTTGCAAGAGGGTTGTCGGCTTTTTCGATGAGATTCCTTCAACGATTCTTGCGAATCGGTCGCAAGTGACCTACCATGCAGGGGTTATGGCGAAGAAAAAAGTTCGGAAGCCCGATCAGTTTGGCCCGCCGACCTTGCAGGCAGGGGTCGCACTTGAGGGGTATGGGGTGTTGAGGGAGAGCGAAGCGGCGAGGATCGAACGCGACCGCGTGATGGCGGCATGGCTGACCGCGTACCGCGAAGGCGGATGGTCGCACGCCGAAGCCGAGACGGGGGTCGAAGTCGGGCGCGTGCAGGGCTGGCTCACGCTCATCCCGAGTTTCCGAGCCGCGTTCAACGAGGCCCAACAGGCAACCGCCGACCGATTGGAGCGGGTCGCTGACGCGATCGCGAGCGGCGAGGCGGCGGCGACACCCGCTCAGGTGCAGATGTTGCAGTTCCGTCTGCGCGGCCTGCGTCCCGACACCTACCGAGAGCGTGCCTCGGTGCAGGTCGATCAACGAACAACCCTCGGGGTCGAGGGGGACGGGAGCCGCGCCCGCCTGCTTCTCGCCGAGTGGGGCGGCACGGCGGCGGCATTGCCCGCCCCGCCTGCGGCGATCGACGGCGGCGGCATCGCTCGGGCGGCGCTTGACCTCGCGAGGCGACGAGAGGCGGCAGACGGGGACGGCGCGGGGTGAGCAGGAACCGCGCACGCGCAGGACGGGGCAACGCGCACGACACACGCGCGAATCGGGCGCACGCACGCTCGCACGCCCCCGCCCGCCCGCCCGCACCCCCCCGAACGCGCCCGCGCGAGGTACCTAGTATCTAACCACCCTCTCCCAACCCTCACCAAAAATCGGAATCCTGACCTCCATGTCCGAGATTATTGAACTGCGGCGGAAGTTCTTGGACGCGACCGCGAAGAGTACCGATGCCCAGTCGGACTTCCGCGCATTGTTCTCGGACGACATCGTGCTGTGGCTTCGGCTGACGGGGTGGACCTATGCCCCCAAGGAGGTGGACCCCGTGACTGGGCGCGAGGTCCCGAGCGAGAAGCCGAACAGGCCGTTCGTCTTGTGGCCGTGTCAGGAGCGTGCGATTGCGGAGATCGTCGCTGCGGTCGAGGAGGGACGGGACGTGGTGGTTCGGAAAAGCCGCGACATGGGTGCATCGTGGTTGCTGACGTCTGTTTCCTGCTGGGGGTGGCTCTTCAAGGGATGGCAGAGCCTGTTGGTGAGCCGAGTGGAGGACGGCGTTGACAAGAGCGGGGACCCCGACTGCCTGTTCTGGAAGGTGGACTACCTGTTGCGGGCGCAGCCCGAGTGGCTGCTGCCGATGCGGGCGGAGGCGCTCCTTGAGAGGGGTACTGATACCCGCCAGCACATGATCCTGAAGAACCCCGTGACGGGTGCGACGATCACGGGTCAGGCGAGTACGGGCCATGTCGGTCGAGGCGGACGTCGGACGATGATCCTGTTCGACGAGTTCGCGGCGTTGGACGAGGCCCCTGCGGCGTGGCGGTCTGCTGCTGACGCGACTGCGTGTCGGATCGCGGTGAGTACCCCCCTCGGGAGCGGGACCCAGTACTCGTCGCTGGTGCATCAGGCTCAGGTGAGCGGTGACCCGAAACTGGTGGAGTTGCTGTACACGGACCACCCGATGAAGGGCGCTGGGGCGGAGCATCGGGTGGACGTTGACGGTCGGGTGACTGGGGTCTCTGGGAGCGAGTACGTCTGGACGCCGTGGTTGCAGGAGCAGTTGAAGAGGCGAGACGCGGTGGACATGGCCCAGAACGTGTTTGCGACGGACGTCGCGAGCGGGAGCCAGTACTTCGTGCCGTCGGTGGTGACGTCCCACATCAACGAGTGGGCGGAGGTCGGCGAGAGGTGCGAGATTCTCCGTGGCCGTTTCGTCGGAGACCCGAACGGGCGCTGGCGGGTGTGGCGTCACGGCGAGTTCCAGCGGGAGTACGTGGTGTTCGCGGACCCCTCGTACGGGGTAGGGGCCGCGAACTCGGTGATCGCGGTGATGGACGCCGAGAGCAGGCATCTGGTGGCTGAGTTCAGCGACCCGAACGTGCCTCCCCACGACCTCGCTCAGGAGATGGTCGAGGTCGCGAAGACGGTGTACAGGGGTCGGAGGTTGCCGCTGATC